CCCTTATCAAGGCTGTAAAGCCTGCCATAGTGATTATCGACACGGTGGGGAATGCTACAAGCAAGAAGCTCTATGCCAGTGAGGACATGATGAGTTTTTATAAGCCTCTTCAGGAGATCGCACGGCGAAACCAAGTCTGCCTGTTGTGTTTGACTCACTTAAACTCAGGCGGCGGGATGCTCGGGCGGCGAGTGCTGGAGAAGGCTCGATCTGTTCTGAAACTCGATAAGCCAGATCCGGATCAGGAAAACCGTAGACGGTTGGAAGTGATCAAGAGCAACAGCAAGAAGCCTGAAGCCATGGGAGTGACCATGGGAGACAATGGCAACGACTACGACAAAGAGCCTCCTATCGCGGAGCCAGGAGGAAATCAGCCAAAAGAATCTCCCAAAAGAATCCAGGAATGTTCCCAATGGATGGATCAGACTTTTGGATCGAATCCAGGGCCTGTCCTTCAGTCAAAGATCATTGATTTTGGAAAAGAGGCAGGCTTTGACAAAAAACTGATTTATCGAACGATCTCGGCGAAAAGTGAGAATTTTAAAATCACTTGGATCAATGACAGAAAATATATTTCTTTCAATGGTTCTACCATTTAAAAATTGGTGGTGCAAGGTCCCAAGGTCCATTACCTATACCCCTAATGCACTGCTGCACTATGCACCACGAATTTTAATGAGTCATAGTGCAATGTTGAAAAAAATCTTAAACCCTTACTTTTCAAGGCGGTGCAACCGTGCAAGGGTGCAAACAAGCCCTGGTGAAAAACTCTTGCCACAGTTGCACTGTCGAGGAATCCAAGAAATGAAATTTACCCCATTCCTTTTGTTGTCTGCTCTCCGGTCCTCTGGAATTGATGTCTATCACGAAGGCGATCAGATCCGGACCAAAAGGATAATCGATCAATCATTATCTGATCTTATTTTCGAATATCGAAGCGAACTGCTCCAGAGGCTCCAGGAGGAGCAGGAGGAGCAGGAGTGGAATACCAGACCGGTTGGGCCTGTGCCGGACTATGCGAGAGAGCTGGAAGGGCAGGGGCTCTGGCTGGTGGATGTTTTCGGAAAACGGGTGGCAGTGACAGTTGAGGAGTTTAAAAGGTGGACCAGTGGCAGGATGAATCATGACAAAAAAGAAAAAGGGCCAGGAACAGGAAATCAGAGAGCTGCAAGAGAGCAAGATTTACTTGCTGGGCTCCTGGGCGGCGAAAAGGAAAAGGCGATTTAACCTTTATCAGGGCCTTGATGAAATCATGTCTGATCTGTCGTTGAAATACCTTCAGGCGATTAGGAGCTGGGTCGAAAAGGGGCCACATGGAACAAAACTATCAACCTGGGTATACCGGAATCTAAACTGGGGTTGGATGGAACAATATAAAAAAAAACACATAGTTAAACTTTCAGAATCGGTTCGTAAAGAAGAAATCGTTTCTTTGTCCGAGGGCAATTTTGATTTACCAATAGAAAATGATCCAATAGAGATAATTCAAACAAAAGAAATAATCGTTCTAATGGTCAAAGCTATCGAATCTTTACCAGACAAAAGAATGAGGGAAATCCTGCTTTTAAGATCGACAGGCTACACCCTGGATGAGATTAAAAAACGATACAGAATAAGTAAGGAGAGGGTAAGGCAGATTTATGAACAGGGGAAAAGTATGTTGAAAAACAGGCTCGAAGGAAAGGTTAAGGTATCACGTGACACCAACTGAACTAATCGCGGAAATGGCTGACGCCCTTTACACGCTGGTCCCTTCCTGTTTTTGTCATGCAAAGCACTGCAGCAAGTGCGAAAATTGGGAGCGGGCGAAAAAGTTGGTTGATACTGCCGGAGTGTTCGCAAATTTAAAAACTCGTCGTGGCTCCGGCGGCAAGAAACCACCGCAAGGCGGCTCAAGCTATACGACACCGCCACAGCCTCCGCAGGATGCGACACCAAAGAAAAAGGTTTGCCGTTTTTTTTATCGCGGCGAAGGCAAACCTGATCCAGTGCCGGACGATGCTTTCAGCGATAGCATCTCTTGGCAGGGTGGACCCGAAACTTGTAGATCGATGGTTAATTTTGAAGTAAAGGAGACAAATATGTCCGACACCCACCAGCAACTACCATGGCAACCGGGACCAGCTAAGGGAGGATCTGTACCACAGGTGCAGCATGATACCTATGTGGTAGCTGAGACTAGCCGGGAGCCTCAAATAGTCCATTTTTATGGTGATCGTTGGGATACTGAAGGCGGGGAAATTTTTGATGCCTGTTGGGAGGAAGTGGATAGATGGTTGATCCTACAGTAATACCAGGCCTGCCATGGCAACCGGGGCCAGCGTCTCGTTAGCAAGTGAGGGGGTGAGGGGTGGATCTTAAATTAGGCGATGTTGTTTTCGTGCAAACTGTAACAAAAGATTGGGTTGGGCGTGTAGTCAAAATACCGAATCCGTATACCGTAACACCCTGAAAAATTGACCAAATGCGAGTTTTGCAAAGAAACTTTTGCTTTTTAATCGCTTTAAACTGTTGTATTTCCCGCAGTACCATTTGAAGCTTTACTATGCACAAAATGTTATGGTGCAGCTTTTCTATGTGCTTTGCTGGATAGACTTACAAAACAAAAAACCAGGATAAAATGACAAACGTTAATTACAATCCCAACAATGTGTCTGGTGAAGCAATGAATTATATTTACCAGGTTCTTAGGTCGATGCCGGTTGACCTGCTTTTGGAACTGTGGTCAAAAGCAGATCCGTATAAACCGGAAGGAATGCTGTTGAGATACCAAATCAGTTACACGATTGAATGTTTAGTTTCCAACAAATGGATACCAGAGTTTTAGAGGATTTGAAATGGATTGAAACCACCATATGGAAGCTAATTCCGTGTAGTTCTTATGCGAAAAAAGAAACGGGTTTCAAAACTTATCACACCCGCCAACTTGCAGAAATCGCCCTCGCTGAGGGACTAAATCGCAAAGGGGTCGTGGTAGAAATGCAGCCATTGAGGTAATAGACCGAAATGGCGAATCAATCGAAGCCGACGTTAAAAAAATCTGCTTGGTATCAGGCGTTGCTAAAATTTACATAGATGGTCAGATACGGAGAGTCTGCCACAAGGCACCGATCAAGATTGTTGCAACGACTTTCTTTGTGCTTGATTGGGGTTTGAAATTTTCAAGAAAAAGTCCAAGAATGAAATTTATCGAAATTGAATCTGCCTTTGAGCAAATTGCCCGTTCCCATTCCACCCAATTACACTCCGATGATGAACCTGAATAGCAAACAACTGAAATTCGTGCAGGGAGTCCTGAAAGGGCTATCCCATACGGATGCCTATCGGCAAGCAGGGTATAAGGTTAAGAGCGATGAATCGGCACGTTCGGCGGCATACCAGATATTGACAAATATTGACGTCCAAAAGGCTATCGAAGCAGGCCGAGCGAAGATGCAGGAGAAAGCGGAGATCAACGCGGCATGGGTGCTGGATCGGTTGGTGAGGAACGCAAACCGGGCAGCACAAGCAGAACCAATTACCGACGCGCAGGGCAATCCTACCGGGCAGTACACCTACCAGGGCAACGTCGTGAACAAGTCGCTGGAACTGATCGGTAAACAGATCGGCATGTTTAGACCAGACGCACAGGTCCAGATAAACGCGGGCGGGCAGGTAACTATTTATCTCCCCGAAAAGAAAACTGTTGATGAGTGATCAACAATCAGCACTGATCAGGCCACAGCCACGGCAGGAGATGTTTTTGCAATCTCCGGCTGATATAGCGATTTATGGCGGTGGCGCTGGGGGCGGCAAGTCTTATTCACTGCTCCTGGAACCTCTTTACCACAAGGATAACCCGAATTTTTCGGCGGTGTTCTTTCGTCGGACATCTCCACAGATAACCCTTCCAGGCGGCCTCTGGGACCAATCGACCAAAATCTATCCTCAGACTGGAGCAGTGCCCACGGTAGGCAATCTGAGATGGAAATTCCCTTCAGGATCCACGGTACGATTCTCCCATCTCCAGCATGATAAAAATATCTTTGACTTTCAGGGCAGCGAATTGCCTTTGATCATCTTCGATGAACTCACTCACTTCAGCGCGGACCAGTTTTGGTATTTACTCTCGCGTAATCGGTCGATGTGTGGGGTCAAGCCGTATGTCCGAGCGAGTTGTAACCCGGATGCCGATTCATGGGTCGCAAAGTTGCTGTCGTGGTGGATCGACACGGATGGCGGCCTCCCGATCAATGATCGCGCAGGAAAACTGCGCTGGTTTGTTCGGGTTAATGACCGGCTGGAATGGGCAGATAGCAAAAAAGAACTGGCTGAGAAATACCCTTCTATCCCCGCCAAGAGTCTCACGTTTATACCGGCCAAACTAACCGATAATCCGGCATTGTTGGCGGCTGATCCCGGCTATTTGGCTAACCTGCTTGTCCTTCCCATGGTGGAGCGGGAGCGATTGCTGGGAGGAAACTGGAAAATCCGACCAGCGGCGGGTCTGGTATTTAATCGTGCCTGGTTCCAGATAGTTCCAGTGGCACCATCATATGCAAGGCGACGGGTCCGGGCGTGGGATAAGGCCTCCACTCCCGGCGCTGGAGACTGGACGTGCGGTGTCCTGATCAGCGTGGGAGACGATGGGATCTACTGGATAGAGAGCGTGATACGGGGGCAATGGTCAGCAGCAGAACGGAACCGGATCATCCAGCAGACGGCACAGATGGATGGTCCTGAAACTGAAATATGGATTGAGCAGGAAGGCGGGTCTGGTGGCAAGGAATCAGCGGAAATATCGGTTCGGGAGCTGGTCGGATTCAGCGTTCACACGGATCGCGTGACAGGGGACAAACTGACGCGGGCCAGACCGTTCGCGGCACAGTGCGAGGCGGGCAACGTGCGGATCGTGGCGGGGGAATGGAACGATGCCTATCTTGATGAACTTCACGGATTCCCTGAACGGAAAAGCGACGATCAGGTGGACGCTAGCAGTCTCGGATTTAACAAGTTAGCGAATGCTTTCAGGGGAATCTGGAGTCCGGAACCGAGCCCGGGAACAAGTAACCGTTCGACCGTGCTATCCTCCATTCCATCCGATGCAGGCTTTGCCATGCCAAACGAGGGCAGCTTCTACAAGAAATGGTAGTTTTGCTGGATACTGAATGAACCCATTAAACTCCCCGGACCTAAAACCGGAGAGACGCTATGGGCCTCTATGACTGGCTGAAGCCTGATTCCTCGACAAACAAGCCAAAAAGCTCTGAAAACCTGATAACCTGGTTACGCAACAAATTCGGGGGATACCCCGGATCGACTGCCATTTTACTGGATCAAAAGAATCCATCGGGGCAGGTTCAATCCCTCACCACCGAGCAAGTGTCGTCGGGACCGCAAGGGATAACCATCCCTTGGTATCCTCCCTATCTTTCGTACCTGGATCAGCAGCAGGGTTATAGCCCTGAAATGCAGCAGGCCTTTCGCTTGATGATGGCTGATTCAAACGTGAAGGCAGCGGTTACAACGCAGATTCTCGGAGTCGCGGCGCTCGACCTTCAGATCACTCCAGTTTCCAAAAGCTACAGAGACGGAGAGATTGCAAACTTTACGAAATATGTCTTTTCCGAATGTCTTGAAGGTGGATTAGCCGGATTAGTTTGGAACATCTTTTCCGGTGGCATGATCGACGGCTACAGTCTGAACGAAAAGATCATCGGAGTTGATCAATCCGGCGACTGGGCAGGCAAGATCGTGCTGGAGCAACTGAAGCCAAAAGACGTCGGGAACGATGTTGTTATTTTGACAGATCGATTCCGGAATATCGTCGGGATTCAAGGCCTGCGGTACAACGCGGGAGAAGAGTACGACCCGGCCCGGTTTGTGATATTCAGATACCAGCCTCTCTACGATTCCCCGGTTGGCCAGTCAGCATTGAGGGCGGCTTATCGTCCTTGGTGGTGCATGAGGATGGCCAATACGCTCAGGACCGTCATGCTGGAGCGCAGAGCCACGCCTATCGTGATGGGCACCTATACCAATGGCGGGCAGAAGGCGACGCTAGACGCAGCGCTGGGGGCATTGAGCAGCCGGAATTGGCTATCGGTTCCGGAGTCTGTTCGTGTCGAAGTCTTAAACGTCGCGGGTACTGCGGATGAAGTTTTTGCTAGTGCAATCAAAGACTACAAACATGAGATTTTCCTTGCAATCCAGGCGGCCAGCCTTCCCAACATCGAAGGGCAGGTAAGCGACGGGCGAGGCAATACCAAGGTCCAGCAAGGACAAGCCGATTTGTTCAAGTGGTATCTGAGTCAATCCCTTCTCTCGATCCTGAATGACCGGAAGACAGGTCTCATCAGGGACATCGTAGACCTGAACTACGTCACCCCACACTATCCCAAAGCCAGTTTGTCAGCGGTGGATCAGGAAGAAGTAGCAGCAGAGCTACGGAACTATTACACCGGCTGGGAGATGGGCCTCGATTTCTCCAAGGCTGAGTTGTATGAGAAATTCGGGTGGAAACCGCCAACCAGCAAAGAGGATTGCTTACCGGGCAAACCTGCAGCCGGAGCGGGTGGCGCTGGTGGTCCACAGCCTCCCGATGATGGTAGCCCACAGCCTCCGGATGATCAGGGAGACCAGCAAGGGCAACAGGATCAGGGCGATTCCTTCAGTGCGTACCGGTCTCAGGAGGTGGCCGGGAATGCCGGGTTTCCCATCTCCAAGGAATGGATGGACTGGATTCGCAGAAGAGGAAAAGCGACACGAAGCTGATACCCCGGCGCTGAGGGAATTGGAAAAGGATCTGGACCTTGCAATCGCGGTCCTTGGATCGGTCTCGATCACGGCGGTTTACCGGTTCATGGATATGAACCAGGCGGATCGGGTTTCCCACCGCAACGTGTTCAAACCTGATGAGGTCAAGGCGCTGGCTGACCTATTGGCGTTTGTCATGGGATCAGCAGAGGAATACGGCAAACACGCCCTTTATCAGCAGATCAGCGAATACCTTGCAGGACTGCCAGCAGAGGAACCACCACAACCGAAACAGGATCATAATCTCCTGCTTCCCTTTGCCATTGCGCTGGCGATCCATACGGGAGAAACCATCCGCAAAAAGGTAATGAAGAAACTGGAAGCGGTTCAGGAGGAAGAATCCGGACAAGCCCCTGAGGTAGCAGCAGGCCAGACAACGGGATTGATCGGGAAACAGGCTACAGGATTATCCGACAAGTTGAAAGCGGAGATTGTCAAAATATTGGGCATTACTCCCGACAATCCGAGCTATCTGGATCAGGTTGTTGGCAACACCATGCACGACCGATTCCGCAAGGGGTTTGATGAGGTCCGGAAGTTGTTCGCCACGGAATTTCCGGCATGGCAATGGATTACCACGATGGACGGACGACAAAGGCCAGCACATGGAGCGAGGCACCGCAACTACTACCCGTCGACAAGGACCTTTAGGGATGTGCGAGACATTCCGGAATACGACGGCCATGGTTGCAGATGTAAAACAAAAATCATTTCAAAAGCCCAGTGGAATGAGTTGCAGGCACAAGGCGCGACATTCGCGGCGAATTGAGGGAGCCATGAGTCTACACCGATTCACTGATCTTGAACTCTACGCAGAACTGGAACGATTTTGCGGCGGGAAGGGGTCACGCAGACCGGGGCCATGTCCCGGGACTCGCAGGAAATCCGGCCCCCCTCCTCTGCCAGCATCAGCGCATCGCAGGCAACCACCACCATTGCCCAACCAGCGGAAGCCGGGACCACCTCCCTTACCAAGGAAGGCAGTTCCTCCACCATTGCCAAGCCAGAGAGATCATACCTTCAGGCCAGCACCAGCGAAGCCCGCCAACATCACGGCGAGGCAGGCTCTGACCAATGACCATAAGGCATTGCAGGGGAAGATAGCTGCGATCATCCAGAGCAATAAGGGCCTGAGTCAGGCTCACCAGCAGCACTACGCAAGCGAGATGGGAGCAGTGATAAAAGCCATGCCGAAAGCGGCGGCGGCGCTGGTAACCAAGAACCTGGCTCACGCCCAGTTTTACGGATCCTCCAAGGATATACCGCAAGGCATGGTCAACACCACGAAGGAATTGATTCAGGCAGTTAAACAGAAGCACCCGGAGTTATCCGGAGAGATTGATCAAGCTTTCAACCTGGAAGGCGTGATGAAGGGATTGCGGCCCAACATGGCGGCGGGTTTTATCCCGATGGCAATGTCCATCCACGTCAACGGCGGGGCACCTGGATTGCCCGCCAGAGGGGTTTATGCCCATGAGTTAGGCCATTTGATCGACCATGCACTTGGCAACGTGTCTAAAGGCCAGCTATGGGCCAAGATTCATGGGAGGGAGATTAATCGGGGGAACAAGCTGTCAGCCTACGGGAGGAAGGCGCCTACCGAGGGATTTGCGGAGTTTACAAGGATGGTTTACGCGAGCAATATTCCTCACGCGGATATTGAGCGGGCATTCCCACAGGCTACAGCCTATTTCAAGAAGCTGAACCTATGGCCAGAGGCTGGCAGGCAACGGAAACTGAAGGGCGAAAAGATCCTGCCTGAGATCTTTGATAAGCGGGTTCAACTCGGTCTAGATGGCAGTCATATGGATATGAGCGTAGCACGGCGAAAACCTTCGATTCACGGTTAAAAACTATTCAGAGGATAAAAAATGAACATGTCCAATTTTTCCGATCACGAATTGTACGCGGAGTTGGAAAAGTTTTGTGGAGGAAAGGGTAGTAAGCGTCCCGGTCCTTGTCCAACCAAGCACGCCCACAATGCGCACATCGTCTACCGGGAAATCACCTACTTCAGTGACACGGCGTTATACAACGAGCTGGAGCGATTTTGCGGTGGCAAGGGGAGCAAACGACCGGGACCATGCCCGACGAAGTACCACCACAACGCGCATATCGTGACGGAGCATAACTTGGCAGGAGCGAAGGCGAGGCTGGAGATTGCCAAGAAAAAGGGAGTAGGGATCGAGGCGGCACAAGCCGAGCATGATCAGGCCTTGCAGAACCACACGAACGCGCTGGCGATAGCACACCAGGCGGGCTACACCCACACCGGGCAGGCACTCAGCGCGGCACAGGCGATAAAGCGGTACGGCAAGCTGACACCAGCGAGCAAGCCCGTAGAAAAACCCGTTGCACCAGAACCATCGCCGGTACAGAAGCCAGAGGATAATAGCAAAGATCCCCACGAATTAACTCAAAAGGAGTTTTACAATCATCCTCGTGATTGGGATTTTGTCCAGAAGTTGAAAGGATTGCCGGCAATACCTAGTCATCCTGAAGACGTTGAAGCAGAACAAAAACTTAACGACGCTAAACGAAAAGCCGAAGAATCTGGATTGAATCATTACGATCTAGATGGATTGAATCCACCTCCAAAAACAAAAGCAAAACAAAAATTGATTGACGATTACAAAAAAGCAAAATCGGAATATGGAGATGTAAGCGACAAATATCGCCGATCTTATCAAGATCAGTTACATAAATCCGCTGTTGAAAAAGCACTTGCTGATGGTAAGCATGTCCATGATCGTGTCCTGAAAGACTATCCCGACCTCGCGGCCAAGCATGACATAACCCCATCCACCGCAACCCCGGCGCAGACTGGGAAGGGGGAGAAAAATTCCGCAACAAGTGTTGACAATCCGTCAACAGCAAGTTACAATCCTGATAGTGGTACGAAAACTGACACTGTTGGGGAGAAGCTGAAAATGGACCTTTCAAAAGTACACAAAGAAGCAGACGGAATGACTGCAAAAATGAGTCTTTCCGGTAGCGGCGGTTTGCAGATTACAGTAATAGGGCCAGATGGAAAGCCTAACACGAGAACATCGGAAACTTCTCAGCCTGTTTCCGATGATATGGCTAAACGTCTCAAAAGCATGGGCCGAAACCCGGAAGATTATCGACGGATAGGTGATATGACGGTTCGCAAGTCTATTGCCGATTTTAACGATTCTGCACTTGCTAGCCATCAAGAAGAAAAGGCTGCTGAATTTACCAAAAATGTTCCTGGGTTAAATGAGTTGCAAAAAGCCCACAGTGATCACGAACAATACCAGTTTAAATGGGTCAAGGCTATGGGTAACGAATCCCAGGATGGTTCATTTATGCCCAAACAGCCGGAAAGCAACATTGCCGAACTTTCAGCAAAATACCCAAGGGCTGCACTGTATTTGAAAGCTGAGCGAATGTTACATGAAGCCGGTGGATCGATGAATACTGACAAATATCGTGCTGCCAAAGAAGCTATGGAAACATTACGCTCAGGTGGAAAAATTGAAGATGCTCAAAAGGAGTTGAGTGATTATCAATCCGGCGGATCAATGTGGAACTAAGGAAGGTGTCACAATGAAAATTTTCTGGCAAATAAGCACCCGCGAAACTCATCTTGTAATTGAAGACGAACAACAACAAAAATGGTTGGTGCCAATCAGCCCGCAAGGGTGGCTGAGGAAAACAAAATTTAAGGGCAGGGAAAACGTTTTAGAACCATTCACGCCAGAAGGGGCAACAGGCATGATGCTTGCCTGTCTTGCCTGTGTCGGCTACAAAAAAGCTATTGACCGATCTATATTTTCCTCTCGCCTCATTGAAGCCATCGACCGCGCCGGCCTGTCAGGCACTGCATTAGCCGAAACCAGCGGGCTAACCCGGCAATCTATCCACTTGCTCTTGCAAGGCGATAGAGAGCCAACGCTAGACACGGCAAGCAAGCTGGCAACCGCGCTGAACGTGTCGATAGACTGGCTTGCAGGCAACCAGTAACCCCTCCCCTCCCCTCCCACGAAGCCGGGCCGATATGGTCCGGCTTTTTTTTCAATTTGCATCGACCGAATATTTTTTTGCAGAATCGCCCGTCATGCAAAATACATTCTTTTTCCGTGAAGGCGGCGACGGCGGTTCCATCCTCCGGGATGTGGAAGTCTTTGCATCCGGTACACACCGGGGCAAGAGCTACACCCCTGACGATCTGGACCAGATTGTCGCCAATTTCGACTTGCATTCCTCTGGCGAGACACCCCGGTTTTCCGTGCCGATGGCGGTACCAAGGCTGATGCCTGGTGCGCCAGCGGTGTTAGGGCATGAGGAAGAGCAGAAGATCCTATCCGGCTCAGACCTGCCCGCGGCAGGCTGGCCAGTGCGATTGTGGCACGACCGCGAGGAAGGCAAGTTGATGGCCGATATTGGCGGAGTTGCTCCCGTCGTGGCCAATGCAATCAGAGCAAAAAGATACAAGAAAGTTTCAGCGGAGATCTACGATCAGCCCCCGGAAGGCGTTCCCGGTGAAGGAAAGATGCTTCGCCGAATTAGTTTCCTTGGTGCTGATGTGCCACAGGTCAAAACTCTCGCAGACCTGCCAATGCCTGAAGAGATGGAAAGCCACTCCGAGCAATTTGCCTTCACTCAACCTTTTACTTTCAAATGCGTCGACTTAGTTCCGACTCCCGGAATGCCGGGGTGCTACACCTGTTTTTTCGAGGGTGATGAAAACATGAACCGTGATGAAATGATCGACCAGCTACAGAGTATGGGCGTTGATACTTCCATGATGGACGAAGTTCCAGACGCTGCACTGGCTGAGATTTTACGAGCCTGTCAGAGCTATTCTGACGGCCAAAAGCAAATGTACGACGAATCCATGCCGATGGATGGAGACCTGCCAGACGCTTCCAGTGATGAGGAAGCCCAGACCTACGCGGACAAATGGCGGCGCTGGGGAGAGAGGGCAAGAGAAGGCCTTCGAAAATATTGCGGAGTCGGTGACGGCTCTACCACCAACATGCAGACACCAGGAGACGACAATATGAGTCACAACTATTCCGAATCGGTCCTTACCAGCCTGATTGAAAGCAAGCTGGAACAGGCTATTAATCGCAAGATCAAGCCCAGTATTGAATCCTTTGAGAAATACCGGGAAGAGACCCTGTTAGCAGACAAGCAAAACATGGTCCGCAAGTTCTTCGAGAGGAACGGCCCCACCGGTTCTCGCAAGCTGTCAGCGGCTGACTGCGACGAAGGATCTCCCTTCAGTGAAATCTCTGTAGCGCTGCGAAACGCGAAGGACAACACGGTCGTTCACAAGTTCTCTGAGAAGGGCAAGGAAGTTGCCCTGACGGAACTGGATTGCCAGCTGAAGCGGCTGGAAACCAGAGTCCCGATGAAGTTTGGCGAGGTGACACGCTCCAGCACAGGCGGGGCTAACGGCGATGCCGGGACTGAAGGGGAAACCGTGGTTCGTGCTTACTTCGAGCGGTTCACCGAATCGGCTCGCGCTGCTGGTTATTCCACAGCGGATGAGATGGTTGAAACCCTCAAGACTGCCAGCCCGCGAGACCGGGAAGAACTGATCAGCGGCTACAGGAAAATCCTCAACGGTTAATTCCCGTTGATCCATACCAGAAACAGAAATCTCTAATACGAAGGAACCAATAATGCCGAATCCAACGCAGATGGTGAACAGTTACAGCAAAAAATGGGATGACACCAAGAAGAAAATGCTCTTCCCACAGGTTGCGGATAGCTACTATCCCAACGAGATGATCGGCAGGCGAGTCAGTGATAGCCTTGCCTATCATTTTGACGATTCTGTCCCCATGTTCTTCCAAGGATTCTTCGAGGGGCCACAATGGAAGCCAACTACAGACCTGCCTGCTACCGGGTTTGTTAGGGAGGTGAACCGGCCTTCCGAGTTCTCCATGCCTCTGGCCTCTGGAACCGCAAGCCGTGTCACTGACCTGAATAAGCCGGTCTATGCTGTCACCTCGGGAACCGTGACGTTGGATCCTCTGTCTACCACGAATGCCAACCTGGTTGGCTATGTGTCGGACGTGGTGGTTTCCGATCCTGCTATCCTGACTGGAAGCAACGTCTTTATCCGGCCTGCTTACTGGGGCGCTGGCCACTTTACCAGCCTTGCCATGATGCTGGCGCCAGCAACAGGCGGGGCAACGTACGGCGTGGAAGTCCTAAATAAGACCATCAAGGTTCCTAACACTGCTGCTGAAACCCTGACCTTGCCAGCGGTCTCCCTGACTGCTGCCAATGACCGGATTACTTTTGTAAAGACCACCAGTGCAGCCTTTTCGGTGACGATCACTCCGAACGGTACGGATACGATCAACGGCACCAACACCTCCATCGTGATTCCTGCTGTCCAGTACGCACGTCTGGAACTGGTTTCCGACGGTACTCAGTGGATTGTGTTTGGGATCACAAACGGTTCCAACGGCCTCCTGACCATTCCTCCTGGATCGACTCCGCAGGCACTGGTAACAGGCAATACCATCACTCTTCCTTCTGGCTCCAGCAAGCTCCTCAGCGCTGCTGCTGCTGTCACCGGTGCTATCCTGACTCCCGGCACGACAGACGGCCAGATTCTTTCCCTGATCAACACCAGCGCCAACAGCATTACCTTTGCTGCCTCTGGTACCAGCAACGTGGCAGACGGTACGTCGGCGGTAATCGCTGCCAATACCAGGATGATCCTTGAATGGTCCGCTACTCAGTCTCTCTGGTATCACGGTAACTAAATTTCTCAAGCAAAATGGCCGTGGGGGTAGCTCCCCTTTACGTTCACCCCGGACGCACGGCCAGAAAAACTCCACGGGGGAAAAACCACGCGGCGGGGGGCGTGCGTGGAGCAGATTAGTGAATATTGATGCTTTTAGCGTGATGATGAAACAAGCTTTCATCCAAGGTTCTTTGAGGGTTCCAGCCAAACAGCCACCATGGCAGCAATTTACCATGGAAATGGCGAGCGATGCCCGTATCGAAGATATGGCATGGCTGACCCCGACACCCGGTATCCAGCGATACCAGGGCTACCGTCGTTACAACACAGTGGATATGGGCCAGTATATCATTGTGAACAATGAATACGATGCTGGCATTCGTGTACCACTGCGAAACATCCTTGACGACAAGGTTGGCGGCTACAAGATTGCGTTCAGCGATCTCGGCCTGAAGGCCAAGATGTATCCGGGCGTCAACGTATTGCAACAGTTGAACCTAGGTACAACCACCGTTTGTTACGATGGTAGCTACTTCTTCAGCAATACTCACAATCAGGGCGGCGGTACTGCTGGCTCCGCCTTGCCTTCCCCATTCAATACCGGCACCAGCGGCTTGAACCTGCTGAATTACACCAGCGGCAACGTCAACGATGGCTTGACCTACAAAGCCATTTTCATGTTGACTTACAACACGATCAAGCCAATGGGGTTCCAGTGGCGAATGGCACCAAAACTGGGCACCAATAGCGGGAGTCCTGAGAGTGAGGAAAACAAGGAAGTCCGGTTCTGGGTTGACCTGGAACTGGCCAGCTTCTACGGCTGGTGGCAGGATGCAATCCTCGTCAACATCACCAACACTCCAAACATCACGGACATGCAAGTGATTGTGGATCAAGTAAAGAAGCAATTCCGCTCCTTTACACTTCCGCAAACTGCATCGACCGATCCACCGCTCTACACCCATCAGGACGTGATTTTCGGGGCAGACGTGGGAATTTGCGTTTGTTCGACCGGTCTGGAACAGCTCCTCTATCACCTCCTGAATGAAGAAAAGATTGGCGTAAGTGTTGCAGGGTCTACCAGCGGGTTCACCAACAACATTTACAAGGGCAATTACGGACTGGTGGCGTCTGGTTATCTCAACAGCGCTGCCGGTACTTAATTGTCGGCCTGATTCATGTGTCCGGGGATTCCGGTCTCCGGGCACATTTCCCAAACAACACTAACGGGGTATCCATGAGCAAGCTAGGACAATGCGATAGTTGTGGCGGTTCTTTGGCCGTCAAGACAGAGATTCAGCGGACCGGCGAGACAACCGGCTACACTCCCGACGGCCTCCCGATCAGGGCCATTGCCCGCGATCCGGATGGAGTGGCGATTCATCGGAGCTACGTTGCCTGCCTGAATTGTGGCAAGCCGAATGAACATCATCCATTCCAAAAGAATCTGGACGAAGCAGAGAAAACCCGGCAGGAAACAAGGGCAAAAGCAGCAAAAGCAATAGCGGCGGCTCCTGTCGTGCTGACGAATACCAGCATGTTTGAAAACATCAGCAAGGTTATTGAAATCCTGCAAAAACAGGTTGCGGAACTCAGCCAGAATCAGGAAGTCCTGCTGGCCGAACTGTCAGCCCTGAAGCCGAACAACAACAAGGGGAAAACACATGCCAGCAAGTAGTTGGGCTATCCCTACCTTCTCTCCCGGCCTGTTCCTGACGGATAGTCAGAATGCAACCGTAGGATCCACAGCGGTCGCGCTGGGAACAGCTACAAGCCTTTGCAGCGCTGTCCTGATCCAGTCCAGCAACAGCAACAGCGGGACGGTCTACGTTGGCACTAAAACCGGCCAGCACTTTGAATTGACTACCGGGCAGGCGGTGACAATCCCCTGCCAGAACCTGGGGCAGGTTTATTTGCGGTATCCAACGGGCGGCGGGGTCGTGAATTACCTCTCACTGGGAACCTGATATGAAACTCAAACTGCAATTGGTTTCAGCCAATTCGCCAAACCTGTCGGATTACTCCTTTGGTGGGATCAACACTCAAGGGGCTACACCGACTCCACCACCGCCAACAATATCCAGTCAGCTCGACTTCTCTCAACCAGCCAACATCGTCTTTTTCTCCATGGGGTTTTGATAAATGGCATACACTCCCTACCAGATCAAGGACAACGCAGCCAGCACGTTTTATGTGCAAACCAGCACTTTTGGCGGCAATGGTGGCACTACGACTACCGGAATAGTGAACGTATTTGACCTCGTGGCTGTTGGTGGTACTGCGATTGCAATGGGGCAGCAGACTGCCGCAGCCTCGTTTCCTGTAGTCTTGCCAGCGGCACAAATAACCGCCCTCACTCCACCTAGCACAATATCGGTATCATCGCTCCCCTCTTTGCCGACAGGGACAAATGGAATCGGTAGCGTCACGGTGACAGCGTTGCCATCTCTGCCAACCGGAACCAATACCATTGGCACGGTCAACTTGTCCGCCAGCACAATTACAGCTTTAACGCCTCCGACAACGGTAGGTGTCAACACCAATGCGGATGGATCCCTTGCCGGTGGAGCTGCGGCTACAAAATCATTTGCGGTAGGTGGAATCTACAACACTAGCCTTCCCACGCTGACCAATGGGCAGCAGTCCGCAATTCAGGTGGATTCCAGCGGTAGGATGATTACCGTCCTTGCTGGTGGCACTTCCTCAATTGGTACGGTTACACTAGATACCACCAATAGCGGCTACTTGTCGACCATCTCAACAGCTCAGGGAGCAGGCGGCACAGGTATCAGCCAGCCTACGGGCGGCAGTGGCCTGCTGGGGTGGCTCAGTGGGATTTATAAAGCCATTACTTCCACGTTGACTGTTTCAGGATCGGTCACCGCAAACGCCGGGACAAATCTTAACACCAGCCTGCTAGCGGTGGAAACTGGCGGCAATCTGACCACGCTTGCGGGGGCAGTATCTGGCGGCAAAGTTCAAGCCAACATCACCAACAGTTCCGTTCCCGTGACCGGCACATTCTGGCAGACAACGCAACCGATGACAATGGTCCCGTCAGCCACGAACGGGTTGACTCCTTACCGATCTCTTCCAACAGGGGCGACGAATCAGGATTCAACCGTCATAAAATCATCGGCGGGTACCCTGTTTGGCATTCAGGCCAGTTCAATCGCAACATCAGCGGTTTGGCTCAAGCTATACGACACCGCCACAGCCCCGACCAGTTCCAGCACGCCAATCAAGACAATCCTGATTCCAGCGAATACAACGTCAGCCAACGGAGCGGGCAACAACCTAAACCTGTCGACGATGGGCGTTAAATTCAGCAACGGAATCGCGTTTCGGGTATCCACTGGCATTGCCGATAGCGATGCAACAGCGGTGACAACGGGTCAACTGGCCATTAACTTCGATTATGTTTAAGGTGGCTGATGGCTATTATTTCCGATAATGCTTTGTTTGGGATTGAAAGCGGATTGACTCCGCTGACAATTTTTTCATCTAGCCAACTAAAATTCGGTTTTGCAGCGGATCAGCAGGTGTACACTGATAGCACGTTGTCGACACCTGTCGCAAATGACAGTGATGCTGTCGGCGGAATGCGAGACCTGACAGGTAACGGCAACAATATCATTCAGGCCACTTCTGGCATTCGCCCAACGTGGAAGAAAAACATTTTAAACGGATTGCCTGTTATCAGGTTTAACGGCACAACGAATGCTTTAGCTTCATCAGCATTTGCCGCAAATATTTCTCAACCAGTTGGTTTTTTTGTTATTGCAAGAGCAACTTCAGTTTCCTCTGCCACTGGCATAGCTATGATCGGACCGATTAATGCAACTAATAGAATTTACTGCTACCTCCAAAACTCTGCGGTCGAAATGTATGCAGGCTCGCCGAGTGCAGGAGCAGCCGTTTCCGCTAATACATGGTACGGATTCAATTACTATTACAACACTACGTCAACAGTATCGCGCATTAATGGAGGATCAGATAGCACGCCGTACAATGCCGGGTCTAACGCATTAAGCGGAGTTTCATTCGGTGCAGACGATCAATCGGGATTTTCAAAATTTTGGCCGGGGGACATTCTGGAGGCTTGGTGTGCCGTTAATCCGACCAGCCAACAACGGTCTCAAATGGATACCTATATGCGGTTAAGGAGCGCAGCATGGTAACGCAATACCTTTATCGCCTGATTGCGGTGGTTCCTGCTGCGATGCAGAGCCAATTAAACGCATGGGTCACTGCGAATATCGATCCTGCTCCAGCGGGGCCATGGCTCACCAATGGGCTATCGGCTACGGGTACAGGGACTCCGAGCCACTACTTTTTCGATGCGGGTTTAAATGCGAGCCAGTTTTGTGCCATCGTCGCACAGATTGCTAGCACTGCTGGAGTATCGGTTCCGGCTAATTGGGCTACCATGGCTTTCGCGGATCAAGCGGTCTGGATATCGGCAAACGTCGCGGCAATTAAACAGGCCAGCGGGGTGAGTCTCAACCTGTCGGATAATACAAGCATCTGGACGGATGCGGTGAATTTCTTCGCCCTGCTGGGGTTGAAGCAGATCGGGCAATAAGGAGGAATAACATGGCCTTTCTCACTGACGCACAGGTTTTATCCTCAGTGGCTGATACCTTGAAATATCAGGTCTCAGCCCTGCCCGCCTACTGGTCAAATATCGTCACGCAGCAACACGCGGCGGCCTATCAGTACCTGATTGGGAAACTGCTCTCCAGAGGGTTTACCCTTGCCCAGATCCAGCAATGGGATCAGGGGCCTTACTATGAGATGGAATTATCCAAGTTTTTCATCTTCACGGATGCTGCTGCTGTCGATGCTGTCAGCCTCAACAACGCCAAGCTCCGTGACGTACGCAAGGAACTGGAAACGGTACTGGTCTCTATCGGCGGGGCCTATGTGACTCCTGCTGCCAGTGGCGATGCACCTGGTACAGTCTCTTTCGGTTCAGTGGTTGACACCTATTCCACGATGCAGCCTTACCCGGATAACGACTATCTCAGGCAACAGCAATGGTAGGTTATGGATTTAACCTTGGATCTTGACGAACTGGCAGGCTATTTCGGCTCCATGGCTGATCGGCTCCGGGACGTTGATTTTACCAAGCCATTGCAGACGGCAAAGGGGTTGATCAACGACGATACCAGACAGAATTTTCTTGCTCAGCAAACTCCAGACGGCGAGCCATGGAAAGAACTCAATCCGGTTTACGCTCTCGAAAAGCAGAGGATTATCAGGAGGATTCCCAGACCGCACTATCCGGGGTTTGATGGAATTCTGATCCTTTCTGGCACCATGTTTTCCAGCATCACCGGGGTCGATACCGGTTTTGAGATTGATGAGATGACACGAAAAAGCCTTGAGATCGGGACAACGAAGGTTTACGCGATCTACCACCAGTACGGAACACGCAAGATTCCAAAACGCGAATTTCTTGGCATACGAGGCGGCACCTCTGACCGGATAGCCGACTTTTTCGGAGATCATGTGGTGAGACTGATTTTAGAGGGGGATCAATGACTCTGGGCCTCTCGATCACCGATTTACAGAACGCAACCGGGGCAACTGCCACGATCACTGGCAACGACTCTGACAAGCCTGTTACGGTCTATTGTCAGCAGATCGGCAATACCTCCAGCATGGCCAGCGGGAACTGGGTTCAGAAGGGATTGGGAACGGGAAATCCTGTTTTGTCCTTGTCCCTGCAATCCGGCTACTATTGGGCGTATAGCCTTGGTTCGGTGTCGAATACGCCAACGCTGTCACCGGTGCAGTATTTCGCTGTCACCGATTCCAGCCAGTCAGTAGCGACGCGGTTGATGGCTGAGATCGTCGCCAAGATTGCCAGTCTTTTGATGCCTCTGAATCCCAACCTGCATATCTATTCGATGCTTGTTCCGAATGCAAAGGTAGCGGTTTTGCCGTGCATTTTTGTGACGCTGGAAGGTCAGCAAGAGACCGTAGCCGATGCCGTGCTTGGCCGGGATGACGTGATTTATCCATTCAAGATTCAGATCGTCGACCGGAACTCGGAAGACTATGTGACACCGATGCCAACCTATCAGCTATGGCGACAACAGCTACGAAGGGTATTTGAGAAGCAACGGTTTACGACTGTTCCGGAGTCTCAGAGCAACGAAGTAGAGATGATGACCATTGCTCAGTTTTCCGGGGAAAGTTATCAGTTTGTTTCACTGGGAATGCGACTCTTGTGTACCTGCCGGGAAACCCGCGACACCTAACCAGTTTGCCCTGATCGGCACCAAGAAAAGATAATCACGCCAACAAAACAATAGAGGGGAACACGATGACGGCACCAAGCAATCTGGGTGTTTATGGATACGCGAGTCAACTAGGTATCGGAGCCTCCAGCCCTGTTACCAATCGGCTTGATTTTGAGAATGAGAATTTCGGGATTCAAGAACAACTGGTCAACCTCAACGGATTGAGGGGGACGCGAGCGCATGACGTTTCCCGCATTCGTGCGGGTACCAGGGTGGCTCAGGGGTCCATCTCCCTACAGCCCACAGCGGTGGAATGGACTTACCTGCTCCCTTGGATCTTTGGTGGCACTCCCACAGGCACAGGAACCGTCACCTATCCTTTCTCGGATGTGTTGGGGACTCAGGTAGTCGCTATCGACCGAATCAGCAAGGTTTTCACCTATTCCGGTGTTGCGGTGGATCGGGCTACTATTTCCAGTCAGGAGGGAAGCCCTTTACGTCTGAGGCTCGACCTGATCGGACTGGATGAAAGTATCGGCAATGCTGGCACGTTTCCATCCTTGACACTGGACACCACTACCAATCCTTTCCTCTTCTTCGATCTTGCCCTGACCATCGGCGCGAGTCAGCAGTATTTTGCAAAAGACTTTGAGATCACCATTGATAACGCTATCGACAAAAGCAGGTTCTACAACAGCCAGACAATGACCGCGATCTATGCAGAGGACCGAACTGTCACTTTCCGCACACAGCTCGCGTACGGGGCCGCCAACAGCCTTTACAACGCTGGTTCTGATGGCGTGGCAATGAATGCTACTTTCACCTATAACTTGGAAGTTCTAAGTTTCACGGCGGGCAGTCTGGTATTCCCCAGAAAGGCTCCGGCGATTCCCGGCAAGCAGGAAATCATGCTGCCCATCGAAGGTTACTTGATGAAATCCGGGTCCAATCTGGAACTGACAACAACTCTGAAAACGAGTTAATATAATGGCGAACTGTATAACGTGGATTGCCATTTGTGGGGCAATCCTTCTGGTCCTGATTCTCGATTCTTACGACAGGTAGATCCATGGAAAACTTTTTCATCGAAGACGGTTGTACCAAGACAGACATTGTCCCACGAAGGAAGGGACTTCATCCTGAATTTTCCTTCGATTATCGCCTTGCCCTCCCTGAAAAGATCAACAAACATTTCCGACAGGTGAGGCAGAATCCAGACAGTGAGATCAGGCTGGAAAGTGAGTTCATGCTGGATCACCTGATCGCCTGGTCAATCATTGATGGAGACGGGAACAAGATCAAGCCAGACTTGGAGAAGCTCCGCAAGCTCCATCCATCGGCGCGGGTCCACCTGATGAACGCGATATGTGGATTTGCCGAACCAGGTGAGTTGGAGGAGATCCGAAAAAACTAAGATACGGGGTCTGGTTCCTGCTTACCTACCCCGACATGATAGGAAGAACTTGCGAGGCTTGCCGGGAGACGGTTTACGATGACAGTCCGGGCCAGCCTCTTTCCGCGACTCCCTTGATTGACAAGCGCACCTGCCTTCCCATGGTACGGCCACGGAATAGCTCAACTCCATGCGATAGATGCCCGCGAACGGCTCACCTCCCCTTGCCTGATCGGAAGCAGGAAAACGCGATTGAAATCACGGAAACGACCTACAGGATTTACCAGCACTACCAGGAATGCAAGGCTATCGGGGAGTTTTCGGCTGACGGCTTGGTCCGGTCTCACGCGGCTGAGATCAGGCAGATTGAAGACATGGTGGCCGAAAACAAGCAACGTTCTTTGATGCTGTCCTTAGTCACGGGGAAGGGAAATGGCAGATAAGCAAGTCTCCATCAAACTGGATGCCAGTTTAAACGGCAACGCGGCCTCCAGGCTCGACGAATTGGCGGCGAAGGCCAAGACAGCGGCTGACGCTGCCCGCGCCTTACAGGACGTGTATAAGAACCTTTCCGGGCCATTTGGCACCAGAGCCACTGCCCTGCAATCGAAGGCCTCTACAGCGATTCAGGCGGCTCCTATCCCTCTATCGGGAGTCAATCGGGTATCGTCTTTTTACAGCACGAATTCGGCTCCATTGGCGTCTCTTTACAGCAATCCCGTCAAGGATCCTGCCTCAGACAGATTGAGGGAGTCGATAGAAAAACTCCGATACGCCTTGCATGATGCAGCCGGGAAGATTCAGCAATCAAACGCGCCTTCCCCAAACAATCCTTTCAAAAATCCTGAACCGGATAAAAAGAAGAAATCGAAGACGGGGACGGGAAAGAGAGGGTTATTCAATTTTCTTTCCAATGGGTCTTTGGAAGTTTACAACTCGCTGGCGGGTGGTGCTCTTGCAGGGTTTGCCACAAGTCTTGCAACCTATGAAATGAATCGGGCTACAGGCATATCGAATATCTTTCAAAACAGGGATATGCCTGAAAGCCTGAAACGGACGCAGTTGATTGAACAGGCTCCGATTATTGGAAGTCTGTTCAAGAGTTTTGGAGAACTGGTAGACAGCCTGACAGGTTTAACTGAAAAGATCAGACAATCGGAAGTGGAGTTTAATCGGTTTACGAATCAACTCCAGATCTACCGGGAAGCCAGAGTGATGGCTCTTCCGAAAATTCAGGAAGAGGAACGGATAGCGGCGACGGTTCAGTCTTATCAGGGTTATCCTATTGGAATCATTGGCAATGCTCCGACTCCGGGAAACCAGTATGAAATCAATCGGTTTCAACAGAGGGAATCCCTGTTGCAACAGCAGGAGCAAGCACAGAGGGAGAGATACAAAGCCGGGGAGATGAATCGGAACGCTGATCAACGGATTCAGCAGTCAGAGGCGGCGATCAAGGCGGCTGAAGCAAAAATTCAGCAAGGGAAAGCCTTGGAAACTCAGGTTCAGGCAAGGGAAAAATTTGGTATCAGAACGCCTGGTATTTCGGGGAATGGGGCCAGCCTACCCGCTGAACTTCTGGGAGGATCTTTAGAAACCTATCTTGAAAACAAATCTTTGAATCATGCCCGACAAATGGCCTTGCGAATGCAGGAGCAAGGCATGTTGGAAAAGGCAAGAGCGCAGGACGAACTACGGCAAGCAAGGGAAGAGAAGCTGGCAGCGGCCCGGGCCATGGTTCAGGCGGGCGGCATGGAACGACAAGCCGGTCTCGGTCTGTTGCGGGAGGAATATCAGGACACAGCAAGCAAGGAAGCCAGACTGACAAATCAGTATCAGACGTTCGGGGGAATGCTTCCCGGAACTCGCGGCGCGGCTATTCAGGCTTTCAAACAGACCAACCGGCTGGGCTATGAATCTCTTGGTCAGTATCAGCGTGGCCTGATCAAATCTCTCAGGCCTGAGTTTGCTCGCAAGCAGGAAGAAAAGCTCGGACTACGATACTCGAAGGAATTTGAGGAAATCCGGCGACTGGCTCCGGAACAAAACGACGACTTGAGAAGCCTTCAGGAACTCCGGGAAACTCAGGTGAACCTATCGCAGCAACTGGGAGTAGCTGTCACGCTGGACGCACAAAAAACGGCAGAAGAAACCGCCAAGCTATTGGGGCCATTGATTAAGCAGATCTTGATCACCATTGCTGAAACCAGCGTGGCCAAGATCGAACTGGATGAAGTCAAGAGAAAGCAGGCCATGGGAGGGGCGGCTGGTCGATAGAAGGGAAACCTATCTTAGGTTTTCCTCAACGTCAATCAGCCAACTCATGAGGTCACTGAAGACGAAAAACATGGTGGAAGCAAACGCGCTGAAGCAAAGGTTTAAAAGATTGTATACGATAAATAGGTCATAATTGGGCATTATGGCAGATTGCAAAATTTGAAAGGACATCATGAAGAAAATGGGAATAAAGACTAACGAAAGGATTCCAAGAATAAGGAAGACTACTTTGGCAAGCCTGAAAAAGACATATCTTTCTTTCTTGCTCTTCTTCAGGACCGGTTCAACGTCGTAGTCTTCAGACAGATCCTCAAAGTCGTTCCGTGCCATGGTCTACCCTCTTTTTGCCTCCAACTGGAACCCGGAATTATTGTATCAACTATGCAGATGGTATACGGAAATTACACCTGGTCCGTCTCGAACAGCGCGGAAATCCGGCTCAGTACGCAATCAAAATTCGATGCGGCTGGAGTTCCGTATATCATGAATTGCCGTGTCGATGTGTCGGGTAGCCTGATCACGAATGGCCAGCAGGACGCAGACAATCAGACGAATGCCCTGATCGGGGCCTTGTCCCTTCAGTTTCAAGATTTTGTGGTGCTGCTCGACGACGGCACAAGCTCCAGCATCAGGCTCAGGAATTACGACTCCATAGGGGGCGTGAAGATCACGTCCGGACCGTCTTTCCCCAACGGGAAAGGGGCTGAAGCTGTGACGTATCGGACCTATCAATTTACGGTCGAAGCTGAATACCCTCACCCTGCTCTGCCTCTCCTGCCTCCGTTGGGCGGGGCCTATGTGGGTGGCTACGGCGGCGGCGGGTTTGCGGGGGCCGGATTTGTCCGGAATCCATTCGGCGCTCTGGGAGGTGGTGGAACGGCTCTTGGAATCCCTGAGAATCCCAATCCAGCGGTATTGCCCTCCACCAATGTGATTGCAGAGATCGGCCACATTTCAACAGGCGACAAGACAAGCTCTCTGCCCGGTGGCATGACTCCGGGATATTTCAATGGGCTGGTAATTACCGAATTCCGCGAGACGGTGACAACCAGCGGCGGCGGGCCGGTTTATATCTACCTGCCCAACCTGAACGGGCCTCCACAGCGGCAATTGATCTATCCGGTTAGCGTGGGAACTGCGAGTCAATCCGGCATGGCGGTTGGATTTCAGGACTGGCCTGCTCCCCCTGCTCCCCTCTGGCCGAATTTGCTCAAGACGGTTCCTCCACGAATCACACGTCGGGAACCAAAACGAGTGGGACTCAGTTATCAGGATTTTGCGATTGAATGGAACTACGATTATGAGGCTCCGGGGCCGCTTGTTGGCGCTCCGCATTGGTGGCCGGGATAAGGGGAATAGACGATGGCGACAAACTTATGGCGGGGCGATGCGGCGGCGGTGGCTCAGGTGGTTTCCCTGACACCAGCAAGCCCTATTCCGGGAGACAAGTTCAGTGTCACCATCAACGGAAAAACCGTCTCTTACACTACCACAGCGGCCACAACGTCGGATGTGGTTCAGGGTCTATCGTCCGCATTGCAGGCCAGCACGATTGCCGAATTTCTTGAAATCTCATGGTACAACAACTCGAACTCCTATGTCCAAGCAGCAGCCACGACAGCGGGAGTCCCTTTCACCTTGTCGGCCTCGGTTACACCTGCCTCCCTTGCTGTTCCGGTTATCGCTGGCATTTCAGGATCTACAGGCGGTTCACTGGTCAGTGGAACCACCTATTACTACAAGATGACCGCGACGAACGCAGCAGGCGAGACAACCCCATCGGCTCAATTCAGCTACACGCCAAGCGGGTCAAATCTGGTGGCAAACCTGAGTTGGACGACTGTACCAGGTGCAACGGGATACAAGATCTACCGGTCTACCACCAGCGGCACTTTCGGGGCCTCCAGCCTGCTCACTACCTTGATCTATGGATCCTCGGTGGGCTATCAGGACACAGGCACCAGCACCAGCACAGGAACACCGCCAAGCAGCAACACGGCTGTTTCTCCTGTCACTCTCACGGCGGCCACGGTTACGGCGAGCGCTGGGCCTAACGACGTTTCCGTCGCGTCCAACTGGTCGACCGCCTCCCTTCCTGCCAGCGGGGATACGTTGATTCTTGACGGGTCCATTTCATCTAGTTCTCTGCTCTACGGGCTGTCTTCGTTGTCTTCGATCACGCTGGCCAATTTGAACATCTACGGCACGTTTACGGGTACTGTTGGCCTGCCAGACCGGAACACGCTTGGATACTACGAATATCGGCAAAAGTTTCTTCAGATCGGGGCCAGCAGTGTTTCCATCGGGGCCAATGGTGGCAATGGCTCAGGAAGAATCAGGCTCAACCTCGGAACGGTTCAGACCGCTATTTCCTGCTATTCTACCGCCAATTCTCTGGATACGGGCCTGCCTGCCCTTCAGATCCTTGCCACAAATTCAGCCAACACTCTTTACGCCTATCAGGGAACCATTGGCCTTGCATTTCAGGCAGGACAAACCAGCACCTTTGCAACCGTGAATATCAACTATGCCAGCAATCCGGCTACTGATGTGAACCTCTTTGGCGGGGCTGGATTAACCCTTACTACCCTGAACATGTTCGCGGGCAACGCTACGCTTCAGGCAGGAGCTACAACTATTACCGCGAATAACGGTATCTGTTTCGTCCTTGGTTCTGGTAGTGTAACAACCGCTACCCTCGACGGTGGCACCTTGGAATGGTATTCCAGTGGGACCATCACCAATCTGAATATCGGACCATCCGGCACAGCAGACTTCAGCCTTGATTCCCGGCCAAAAACCGTCACCAATTGCACCCTATTCAAGGGATGCACTTTAACCGATCCAAACAAGGTAGTGACGTTCACCAATGGTATCAGCCTGAACCAATGCCGGTTTGGTGAAGTAACCGTGGATCTTGGCGAAAACCGAACCTTTGCACTGACTGCATAATCCTATGGATCGACACCCGCAAGCATTTTGGCCCGGCGCTGTTGCTGTCCGGTCGTGTGTCTACACGATGGGCCACGGTATCACTCCGGGCGTAGCCAGTCTGGAAATCCTTCCACAGGCTCTCCCGCCCGATCTTGCTGGACCTCTGGTTATCTCGGACGGGATCGGGATCGTGACGCTTCCGGATTGCCGGGTTGATAGCATCCGGGCTGAAAAAGACTCCGGGGGCATTCGCTATTATCTCACGATCAAGGATCGGCGATGGAGATGGAAAAATTGCGGGGGCATTTCAGGCAGGTATAACGTAGTCGATCCATCCGGCCAGTATTCCAAGATCACTCCGAACGCATTTGGGGACTATCCCACACGGTTGGCACGGCCAACCAGGTACATTCCATGGACTCTCAAAACACCCTACCAGCTTGCTATTCTTTGCCTGACCGCCATGAGGGAAACCGCTTACACCGTTGACCTACCCAACACGGTCGACACGCTTCCCCAGATCAATTGGGACTGGACAAACCCGGCTCAAGCCCTGCAATCCCTTTGCAATCAATTCGGCAGGAGGATTATCTACGACTGGTTTACCGATACTGTCAACGTAGTACAACTGGGAATAGGTCTTGATCTTCCTACGGGATCTTACAGTCTCGATACTCCAGCCTACACCAATCTTCAGCGGCCAGACTCCATCATCCTTGTCGGCGCTCCGATCCGCTATCAAATCCTGATGAAGCTCGAAGCCGTGGGAGAAGACTGGGACGGCTCGATCAGGCCTATTAACGATCTTAGCTATGTTCCGGCTCCATTCTTGCAGGGAAGCGGCCAGCAGAAATGGGAAATCCTCATCACCAATCCGGCTGATGGGGTCAAGTATGTGCTGGACATCGTGGGCAATTTCGATCAGAACGAACTCAGTTATGTTGGCAGGGATGGAAGCCTGACAAACGCCTACAACGGCCTTGCGGCGGTTATCAATGGCTTGCCCAATGTCCTTAACGGCATGACTGCGGCTGTCGTAGTGAATCAGGCTAACCAGACGGTTTTGCAACTGACGGTCATGGAAGGAACCAAGTTCACTATCACCGGCTCAGTAGTGCAAAGTATAGGCACTACGGCTACCCTCACCATCACCACCAGCGGGCCGAAAATCGTTGACGAAAAATGGCGATTCTCCGGACCTCCCGACTACGCCAATGCCAACCCGACCGACCAATTGACGCTGGAGCAGGCAAAAGCGAAGGCGAGAAAATCGGTTTTCAAGTGGTACAGGGTCGTGCCGATCAATCCCGACAACGAGGCCTATCCTTATTTCGTTCCCGGTTTCGGCCCAGTATTCAGGAAAGAGCAATTCCTCCTGCAACGGAATCAGGTGGTCCCTCTCCTGCCAAAAGACACGGATGAAAATTTCATTACGCAGCAGGGCGAACCCTACCAGCAGGTAGTTTACGATTCCACCTACCGCACGCGGCCAGCCCGTTGTTACGGCTCCTTTGCTGTTAAAGAGATCGAAGCCAATGGCCTGATCTATACCAAGTTTGCCGACTACAACACGGACATAGGAAGTCTTATTCCTATTCCCTTTGAGATTGATCAGGAAACGCAGACCGTCCGATTCTCGGAACCCGTCTACCAGATCGACACCGATGGCGGTTTTCTCGCGGCTGATATTTTCCTCGAAACGGCTGTTCAGATTCTCGATCCTGTCAGCAATGCCGTCACAAGATACGTCAAGACCTTCACGTTTCCCGGACCTCCTACCGGCTCCCCTCCTCTGGTGATCAGGCGGGAGGATGTTCAGGCCAACGTGATCAACTCCTACGACTACGCTCAGGGGATTCTGACTGGCACTTTCCCCGATACCGACTATGCCGATACTCAGGCGGCCTATTACCTCTCCACAGCGGCCAGCCAGTATTTCACCACACTGGGAACACGCAGAAACTATAACGGGATTGTCCCCCTGGTACTCGACGGGTACAGGCAGCAGATAACCTGGGAAGTGGGACCGAACGGGGCGCACACGGTTATCAGCACCAATGGAGAGCATGAGATTTTCTATCCAAGCTATCCGGAACGGCTACGGCTCGAATATCTCTCTGCCCCTCAATTGGAAAAGGCTGAGAACGAGAATCCGGCCAACAAGGGCAAGGGCATCACAGAACCAATGGAGTAAAGGCAGTGGCTGACATCAACCCAAAAACAGCGGCACGCTATTACACGGTCTACAATTCGACAACCGCAAACATCCCTCCCAATTCGCTGGTATCAGTTACGGGACTGGATGAAGACTTCAATCTGATCGTGGGGCCAGCGGCGGGAGACAACTTGCTTGATGGCCTTTTGGTAACAGGATCCTGCCCGATTCCTCCCAAAAGTTTGGGGCAAGCTCACAGGCAATTCCCTTGCGCGGTGGCCTATGATGGATCTTCAGCAACACCAGCGATAGGGCAATCATGGGGATCGGTTGCAGGATCCTACAAACTGGGCTATTTCGGCTCAGGATTTACTATCATGGGGGCGGCTGACAGTAATTCAGGTTTGGTCGTGGTCGACCGCAACACAGGTGGTTTTCAATCTTCCTTTATCAACACGATCTACACGAATGGTTCTCAGCCTAATTTTCAAAGTTTTCCAACTACTTCTTTTGTCGTTGATGGAACCTATGGTCTTTTGTTAAGCAAATCTAATCTGGCAGGCTATCCTACTCAACTCACGTTGACGATAAATCCAGCAGATGGAAGCACTCCCGGCATCGTGACGACAACCTCTCAATATTTTGCTGGTTCCAAACGGTTTTTAGGCAACGTAACGATTGATGGAGCATTGGTTGTCAACAATACGGTAGGGGTTTTTAATCCTGCCAGCACAAATGCCAGCACATGCCTTTCAGTTAGCTACCCTTTCTATAATCAAAATGTGATTACTTTAGGATCATATAACGACAATGCTGCAAACATCATCAACCTGGGGCAGGCCGGATCTAATCAAACAAACTACATTTATGTGAATGGCAATCAGGGACAAACGGGGGCAGATTCCGCCGGCAATCATTTTATCAACGGTATTTGTACCACCATCGGTTCAGGCACCGTAGGAAACGGGACCGTTACTTCCGTTGCCTTGTCTCTGCCTTCGATATTTACCGTCACTGGAAGCCCCATCACGACCTCTGGCACGCTTACGGCGGCACTGAATACCCAATCGGCCAACACGATCTTTGCGGGGCCTTCCAGCGGCTCAGCAGCGGCCCCGACGTTCCGGTCCTTGGTATCGGCTGATATCCCCCTTGCGTCCCTGTCAGCCTTCGGCGCTGTCAAGCCGGATGGATCAACCATCACCATCAGCGGGGGCGTGATCAGTGCCACAGCAAGCTCCTACACCCTGCCAACGGCCTCGATCTCCACACTAGGCGGGGTCAAGATCGACGGCACCACAATCACTATTTCCGGGGGGGGCGTGATCAGCGCCACAGCAAGCTCCTACACCCTGCCAACGGCCTCGACCTCCACACTAGGCGGGGTCAAGATCGACGGCACCACAATCACTATTTCCGGGGGCGTGATCAGCGCCACGCAGTACAGTTTGCCGACCGCATCGACTACGACTCTGGGCGGCGTGAAGATTGATGGCAGTACCATCAAAATCACTTCAGGCCAAATTTTCACGGGAGGTATATCCGGAACCGTTACCCTGTCTAATGGTACGATGACGTTTACCAAGGGAATCCTGACAGCGGCTACCGGAACCGGCTGGACGGGATCAAGCTAGTTTGTCCCTGCATATCAAATCGGGTACAGTGTTTCGGCTCTCTCAAACTTTTACCAGGAGAGGGGGTGATCTGGATCTACCTGCCGGGCCTGAGCGATCAGGTCCGACAGCGTTTTTGCGTCCATCCTCCCGATCAGGCTACCCTGATACCCTGTCAAACAAAAATATCACCTGTTTATCTCTTTTGAGAGGGTTAAATGGATGTATCTATCTTGCGACTGGTTATTTTTTGCCTTTCTGCCATTTGTGGTCTCTGTATCAGCGGCATCATATTGGCGGCATCTCTGGGGCATGAAATACCGCCTACCCTTGGATCAATATCGTCCATGGTTGCGGGCGCTCTGGTGGGCATCCTTGTTACCCCGTCCAATGCGTATCAAAGGGTACAAACCCAACAGCAGCAGTATTCACCGTCGCCTAAGCAGTGTAACGAACCCTCCTGAATAAAGGATTGATCCATGGGATACAAGGACTCTGAAGGCAAGAAACACAACTACGTCGCCAAGCCCGGCACCAAGAAAGGCGATTCCTATTGCGCACGTTCACAAAAGGTGAATGGTCCGGATGGCACGGAACACAAGGTCGATTGTTCCGGCGCGGACAAGAACACCACGAATTGCAAACGTCGCAAGGCGTGGGGATGTTCCGGAGCGAAAAGCAAGAAGAAGAAAGGGTAATCATGCCACTTAAAAAAGGTTCTTCAAAAGAAACTGTAAGCAAGAATATCAAAACCGAAGTTAAGGCTGGCAAGCCTGAAAAGCAGGCTGTTGCAATTGCTTTGAATAAGGCTGGAAAGGCCAAAAAGAAATGAATTTGACTGTAGATCAGATCAAAGCTGTTTTGGATGTCGCCGCAAACATCGCAAAAGACGATAATGCGGGACATCCTATCACGATCAGGCTCCTTGATTCTGCTCATGAACAAGCAGTCTCTGCAAACAATCTGCTGCGAATTCAGCATGAATTGGCCATGGTTCATGCTTCCAAAGCGATCATTCAAAGCCCCTCAGCATTGCAGTGGTTAAAAATCATTTTTTTCGGGGAATAAATCATGTTACGAACATGTCTTTTCATCTTTTTGCTTGCAGGCAGCACCTATGCTGCCGATCTCACCCTTCCGGCTACTATCACTGGTGAACCAGGGGACTTTCTCAGGGTTTCCGCAACAACTACTGGAACCGTAGTTAAGTGGAAATCTTATAACCGAGAGTTGAAATTGTTCCCGATGGATCAATTGAAAGACACGAAAACAGCCATTGTGACAGCAACAAAACCCGGCAAATACAGGCTTTTTGCAGTCACCAGCGACGCAAGCGGGCCGAGCGATATTGCAGAAACTGAGATCGTGATTACCGGCCAGACTGATCCGGCTCCCGGACCCGGGCCTCAGCCTACTCCACCGGCACCGACACCACCGACGCCTGCCGACCCTGCTCCGATTCCTGCTCCGGGGTTCCGGGTGCTAGTGATTTACGACACGCTTACGGTGACTACGTTGCCAGCAGCACAGCAAAACGCATTGTTTTCCAAGGCTGTCAGCGAATACTTGAACGCCCGTTGCATCCGTGGGCAGGATATGAAAACTCCGGAATGGAGGTTTTTCGATGCCAAGATTGATCCATCAGCCGATGGGGCCTTGTGGGTGGAAGCCATGAAACGGCCACGAAAAAGCCTTCCTTGGCTGATCGTGAGCGACGGCAGCAAAGGCTATGAGGGCCCGTTACCAACGACAGAAGCGGATTTTCTCGCACTGCTCAAGAGGTATGGGGGCTAATAATGATCGGTTTTTCTTTGCTTTTAGGGCATCTGGTTGGCGACTATATTTTGCAAAATGACTGGCAGGCTAAAAACAAAGCAATGCCAACAAAAGAAGGCCGTTTGGCCTGTTTGATTCACTGCTTATTTTACACTTTAGGCTGTTTTGTTTTTTGCGGTTGGTGCCTTCCTTTATGGGTTTTTCCTGTAATCGGAATAGCACATTATCCATTTGACAGGTATCGACTCGCTTTCTTATGGATGACAAAAATATCTGATCAAAAAGATTTCGCAAACAAGGAAGGACCATTTTTTCCTTGGTCAATCGTCGCCGTAGACAACACATTCCATTTGATCGTCCTGTTTATCGTTGGATGCTACGGGGGTTAAATGGGGCTATTTGATTTCCTTGTGTTTTACTGCCTTTTTGTGATAGCCATGTCTGCAATCCTGCTGGCATGGTTCCTGATAGACTGGCTAATGAGGATGCTTCGTGGAAAACCTTAGTTACTTCGACACGGTTTATTTGTGGGCTGCCTTTTGCGCAATAGTGATCGGGATTTACTGGATATTTGAAACAATCTGCCCGGAGTGAATATATGATCAGGCCGAATGAAATCGTGATTGATGACAACAATTTTGGCACGCATATCGATACCATGGTCGATGGAGTCTATCAGCGCACCGGCTGTATTCCCCGTGAGCGGTCCAAGGAAGGTCCTACCACCATGCGGGCTCTGCCTGATCTGCCGCTGATTCCCCGGTCTGAATGGTCCGACAGAATCAAAGAAATGGAGCGGACTGGCTCTCGGCTTTCCGATATTCGACTCCGGGGAAACGCAGGCGACATGATTCCATCTCTCGATCAAAATGGCCGGGGCTACTGCTGGGCACATAGCAGTACAGCGGCCATTATGATGACGCGAGCCGTGATGGGAGAACCGTATATCCCTCTTTCAGCCTATGCTGTGGCTTGCAAAATTAAAGATTTCCGCGACGAAGGCGGGTGGGGGGCGCAGTCTCTTGATTTTATCTGCCAGGCTGGCGTTCCCAGTTCCCAGTATTGGCCGATGCAGAGCGTAAACAGGGGCAATGACAACAGTAATACATGGGAAAATGCTAAGCTCCATCGCTGTCTTGCGGGCTGGTATGATTTGGACCGTGAACTATACGATCGGCATTTGACTTTCGATCAGGTGGCTACCCTGCTTTTATCGCGTATTCCTGTTGTCGGGGATTTCCACTGGTGGGGCCACAGCGTTTGCTTGCTCGATCTCGTTGAACCGGAACCAGGCTCCTTTGGTGTTCGCATCCTCAACAGTTGGGGCGATAGGTGGTCGGATCGTGGCATGGGCGTCCTCAAGGGAAGCAGGGCTATTCCTGACAGTGCTACAGCTCCTCGACTTGTTACTTCTTCAACCAATTAAGGCCTACCATTTTTCAGAACAGGTATCTATCCTGTTAATCATCTGGACATTTGTACCCTGTCAGCGGTGGCCGGGTACGGTGTCACTGACTTAGAGGATGATTGAAATGAAAAGGACTCTTCTTGCTGGTTTAATCGCTGTTCTGCTGGTTTCCCATGCCCATGCTGGCTGGCGATTCTCCCGGACTTCCTCCTGCTCAGGTGGCTCCTGTTCCGTGGCTCCAGTGGTCTGCACGAACGGCAATTGCACCGCATCAGGGCCAGTCTATCAGGCTCCTGTTGCCTATCCCGTGCAACAGGCCTATCAGTCGGTCTATCCGGTGGTATCTGCTCCTATTGTCCAGCCAGTAACAACTCCAATCGTCTTCCCTGTCGCGGCAGGGTGTGTCAATGGTCGCTGTTCCCGATAACCCAGAGGTGAAAAATGACTGAAGCTCAGATTATACAATTGGTTGACTCGATTTTCCAGTTTGGATCCAGGTGCAAACTGTTGGCTCCAGTGATCCCGATGATCAAAAGCGTAGCAGACCTTGCCCTGCCAACCGTGATTAAAGCATGGGTGGGACTGGATCCTAAAGCAGTCGTGGACAAGCTTTTTACACTCCTGGAAACGCACGTTGGGCACCCCTCCATGGTGTTCTGCCTCCAGGTCCTCAATAGGGCTGTAGATGCTGCCTTGCCCGTCCTGCTGGCCGGGATTCTGGGCATGGGGGAAAGCTCCGACAGTGTTGTCCATGGTCCTGTCAGTGTTTCAATTGATTTTGCCGACTGATCCGGAAAACAGGGGGCCGGGTACTTGCCCGGCCCTTTTTCCATTCAGGGGGAACCATGCTGGAATCCATCCAGATCGGCAAAATTTATCTGGATAATGGAGGTATCCGGGTGAGATGTTGCGGATTCGTGACGTGCGGCCAAACGCAGCGGGAAATGGTCCTTTATCAATATCCTAACCGTAAATTATACACGCTTCCTGCTTCATGTTTCGCTGCGAGATTCTTGGAAAAAAAGAAGCCTGAAGGGAATCCCAACATCCCTCCAGGCTAATCGGCCTCGGTTATTCCAATCTTATCAAAAGGAGAATGGATGGCCGATAGAAAATGGACACGCGAGCAACTGCTTGACCTTGAAATACCAGACGCGATTTGCGACTGCGATTCATCACCTACCCATGATGCAACGGGTTCACCTTTTTACCCTCCCTGCAAGCACCAGCGCGAATACGCTCCCGACGGCCTCAGCCCTGAAGAGTGGTACAGCCAATTTCCGGACACAGCGCGAACTGATCAGAGCAATCGTACCGAATGGGCTTGGCTCCTGTTGCTAGCTTTTGGCAAAGAGATTGAAGATCGAACCGAGTTGGACCGACCATTTAAAACTCTCAAACGGGAAACCAGAATCAAGGTCCTCAGGCGGCGATATAAGGAGGGTCTAAGCCTCTGGCATCCAGAGGATCAGATTGACATGCCGAGCGCGGGAGTAGAGGCCACAGGACGCAAAAAGAACATCAGCGGGGACGTTATTTTCAAAGGAGAGAAGAAACACCAATGAACCTGACATCGAAAGACCATGCCGACCTGAAAAGGTTGGAAAAGGAGATTGCTGAAGGCCTGCCTACTTTTCTAAGGATAGGGCGGGCATTGTCGGAGATCAATGAAAGAAAGTTGTACAGAATTTCCCATGAGACATGGGAATCTTACTGCGAGGAACGATGGCAGATAAGCCGAAACTATTCCTATCGACTGATGAACGCAGCGGAAAAGGTAGACGCTATCTCGGTCAAAATGTTGCCGCGCGGCAACAAAACGGACGACAGTCCTGTCAGGCAATCGTCCATGCCAAAAACAGAAATGGACGCAAGGCGAATGCCCGCACCACCACCCGCACCACCCGACGCGAAGCGGTTTGCCGATCTCACCCACGAGGAACAACTGGAGGAGTTCCTACGGGATGAGGAAGAACTGGATAGCGAGGATGACCAGCATCAGACGCGAAACCTGGAGCAACGTCGATACGACTCCGCGAGGAAGCACTATCTGACAATGATGAAAAAACTGGAAGGCATCGAAGGAATGCAAGAACCTTTAAAAATTTTCGCTTCTGGATGGTCAGCGGTTGACAGAATTGCCCGATCAGCCGGATTGAATTAAACTGCGACTCCTACCTCCGGGACCGCCAGTACATCCGGGTTTACTCCTTTACCGGGCGTACTGGCCTACCGGCGATTCTGGACACCCGAAAGTTAGTAATCATAAGCATAAAAAAAACCGCCCCCCAACAAGGGGAGCGGCTCAGTAATCAGCTGAAGAACCGGGCTTCACGATTCTCCTTCATCATTTTTAAGACATACCTGTTCAATTGTCAACCTCTTCTCTCTGACACCATTTTGACACTATTCCACGGCTTGACACTTAAAAAATAGGCGTTTTCGTACGAAAAACAGAACCATTGACAGCGAAGTCATTTCGGCGCATCATCATATCATACAAGGGGATAAAGAGATTTTCGCAACGCGGATGAGTCGCCTGTTAACCGGTTTGTTGTAGGTTCGAGTCCTACTCGGGGAGCTTCTTCAAACCGCTACAGGGCCAGCAGTTACGACGATCTTCCTCCCCTTCCCAACGCAACGACGAAGCCAGAAAAGTAGTGTCACTGACACTAATCGGTCATGAAGCACCTTCCGAAACTCTGCATCCATCAAAAGACTAACCGGTGGTACATCCGGCTGGATCAACGGTTTTTCTATCTGGGTAAAGTGGATCAGGTCAGCGAGGCAGAGGCTGAGGCGGCACGGCTTGAGCTGATTCGCCGGCACCAGAATCAGCAGGTGGTCCGGGTCCACCTTCACACATCGATAGACGACCTAATCGCCCTTTACCTGGAACAGGTGGTGGAGGTCCGTTACAGGAGGTCCGATGGTTCTGCCACCAGCGAGGTCCAGAATCATGTCATGGCGTTCAGGCCATTGCATCGGCTCTATGGATCGACGCAGGCCAGCCAGTTCGATGGCATGGCTCTTGAGTCTTTGCAAAAAGCGATGGCCGGAAATGAATGGAAGACTCTCACGGAACTCGCTCACAAAAACAGTCGTCCGTGGTGCTGCAGTCAGATCAATAAACACATCGCCAGAATCCGCAAGATGTTTCGTTGGGCAGGACAGCGCAAACTGATACCCGCTACTGTCCCCTCCGAGTTGGCATTGGTGGAGGCTCTTCGTCCCGGACAACATGGCACCTACGAGCCAGAGGAAATCGGCCCGGTTCCGCTGTCGGTCGTGGAAGCTACCCTGGCACAATGCTCTTCCACGGTCGCGGACATGATCCGGCTCCAGCTCCTGACCGGCTCCAGACCGGGGGAGATTTGCTCCCTGACTCCCGATCAGATAGACCAGACCGGAACGCGGCTGGAAGCCATTACCAAAGGCATTTTCGCCCTTCCTGCAGGATGCTGGGCAATCCTGCCCCCTCAACATAAAACTGCCCACCGGGGAAAAAGCCGGGTGATTCCGTGCGGGCCAAAAGCAATCGAAGTGCTACGACGATACCTGCCACGGGATGCGGGAAAAAATGTGTTCGTGCCAGCGGAGTTGAGAAAATCCCGCCCCAGGTCAAAAAAGCGGTTCGGCTTGTCCTATTCCACCAGCGCTTACGCTGCTGCCGTGACCGTGGCGGCGAGAAAAGCCGGTGTACCTCACTGGCACCCTCACCAGCTCCGGCACACGGCTTCAACGCTCCTATCAAGGGAATTCGGCGCAGAGGTCTCGCGGGTGGTATGCGGCCACTCCAGTTTGTCTGCTACGTCGGTTTATGTGGAAAGAGACCTGAAAGCGGCTTTTGAAGCGATTGCTAAAATAGGTTGATAGCAAAAAAAAGGGGTCCCGGCAACGAGCCGGAACCCCTTCTGAAACGGTAGCTGATATCTAACTTAAAGATCTTCTTCAAAAGTGGCAATACTTACTTTGAGAGCCTTGGCCAGTTTCTGCACACTGCTGAACAGCGGCTGCCTGACCCCTGATTCGTAGCGGCTGATAGACATCTGTTCCACTCCGGACATCAGGGAGAGTTTGTATATTGATAGCCCTTGCTTCTGTCGCAGTTCGGCGAGGTGTTGTCCAAACGTTCGGGGCTGTTTTTTCATGGTTACATTGCTTTCTTGATGTAATGGTCCAGATTCAATAGCCTATCACATTCAGCAATGTAATAGGCGTTATCTTCGTCGCTGGTTTCGATCTCGGCTATCATGGCCGATCTGTTTTTTGCTGCTTTTTCGATCAGCCTTAATTCTTTAGACCGGCTTTCCGCTGCGACTATCTGGCAGGTCCATCTGTCTGACCATTTCCGAGCCAGCTTTTCCAATATGTGTCGGTGTACTGAATAATCTGCTTTCATTTCATTCCCCTTTCGTGTAAAAATCGAACCTAAAAAAAACACTTTTCCGGCAACACTCCGGGTTACTCTTTGTCGCCCCGGCCAGATGACCGGGGGCGAACCTGTTCAAGTTAGTTGTTTTCCGCTGAATCATTTTTTTTGGCTTGCCGAATCTGTTCCAGCAGATCAGCTAATTTTGCAATCTGGATTTGGACTAGGACATTGTTCAGGGCTTCAATCGTTTCGCTCACTTCGTTCATCTTTCATTCTCCTGTTTGGTTTGCGTTTGTCTCACACCTGTATACTAGCCTCTGGTCTGGTAGTAGTCAATAGTCTTTTAAGAAAATCTTTTCTTTTTTTTTCTGACCTGCACCCGCCCCTAATCGATAGTGTACAATGGTTCAGTATAAACCCCGCAAAAATAGGGAGGAATCTGGTTGCGGTGCTGCATATACCAGCAGCTGCACCGGAATACGCTGGAGGGTCGCCGCATGAGTCTGGATGAGGTTATCGGGATTGTCGCGGAATTTGTCCGGCAAAACTATCAGGATTTCCCGGAAGAATTGCGGGTCACGATGCGATCCGGGAAACAAATCCGACTACCGATTCCGGTGGTCCTGCAATCACCACCAGTCAAGGTGGCTCCAGCTGCTTCAGAAGAACCAGAGGCACCAGAGGAAGAGTGGATACCCTTCCAGCCCAGCCCTTTCCAAAGGGGAATCCTGAAGGCTCTTGAGGGCAAAGCGTATCGTACCGATGCTCTTGGCGCTGTCGTGGGAGACAGGGGCCGCCTCTTCAAAAAACATGGCCTCCGGGAGCTGGTTGACCGTGGCCTAGTATGCCACTCCACCTATCACGGCTACTACCGCCCGGACTCCCCTCCTGCCGGAATCGAAATTGTCTGATTTTTAGGCTGGTTCCTTTTAGTTCCAGTTTAGTTCCTGTTAGTTCCTGTTAGTTCCTGCAATGTCGGCTATCCATGCCGTATGTTGCGGGAACTGCTGGTTTTTACGGGGAACTAAGTTGGTACTAACTATGCACCCAACTTGCATCCGTGATGCCCTTGCAAACGTGGAAAATGAATCCATGTCAACTGGAGGGCCGCTGCATGATCGACGTGACGCAGGAAAAACTGATTCCCCTTTCTCGCGCTGCTCGCCAGCTCGGTTGCAGCTGGGCGGCTGTCAGGGCCATGATTCAGCGCGGGGAGCTGGAAGGGGTCTATGTGCGAGGAAAAATCAAGACTTCGCTGGAGGCCGTGGCAAGGTCCGTGCGGCCATATCAACCTGGCACCAGGTTGCAGATCGCACGCGGCACGCGGTCCCGTACCAAGTCGATCCTGAAGCGGTTGGGGGTTGAGTGATGTCAATCGTTGAGGTTTACGGCGGAAATGGAGCATCCTGCAATGGCGCTCGAGTCTCTCCATTTTGGATGACGGGCAAGGATTTCCTCAATTTCCTTTTCATGCATCTTCAGGACATGAAGCTGCATAACCCCTTCGCTGACAAGAAGCATGTTGGCGATAAAGTAGAAATCGTTGGACATGAGAGTCTCGATTAATTGTCCTTGGGGTCTTTCGGCCACAAGCCTTCTTCAACCAAAACCTTTTTCAGGATCAGGTGGACCTGCCATTGCAATGGCCGTTCGTTTATCTCTGCGAGCCGAGAAAGGGCGTCGTAGAGATCCACCGGAAAGGAAATGGTCCTTCGCGGCTTGTGTCGATCAGTAGTGTCACGCTTCTTTGCCATGCAGTTAATCATGTCATACCTCGCAAGGGCTGGGCAAGAGATATTATAGCAATGAAGTGACATGTATTGGAAGACTACAAAATATTATTACATGTTTTTATCTTTTCCTGTTGACTGGTGGCATGCCACACGCTAAAACTAATGTAGGCAACCAAACAACCGCAACAACGCAACAGTAATCAGCGAAAGGACACGACCAATGAACGCTATTTGCATCCCGAATTCAGCAGTAAAGAAGGACGTTGACCCCGTACTCGATAACGAGAATTTCGGTTATCGCTGGGTCCGTGTAGACCAGTCACGCAGCGAGTACACCAGCGCGGACTGCATGTATCACACGCAGTTCGGACCGAGGATCAGGCTGTTCAAGATGAACGGCAGGTGGTGGGCCGACATGCAACGGAAGGGCCTGAATGAGTGGTGCAGCTTTGTCACGACATGGCCCTGGTACTCGGCTGAAGAAGCATTGCAGGCTATCGAACTCCACTGGATGGACCTGCCTGATTGGGTAAGCGGAAACTAACCAGACTCCTTGTAGCAGGGGGCACGCCCAGCCCCCATTTTTTCGAAAGGGTGAAGACATGTTTTGGATGCACGAATCAGACTTCTGTCATAGGCACGACGAACATTGTGACGATGGGGTCTGCCCTCGTTGTGCTGAGGAGTTCAATCGCCGGATGGAAACACCGCCACCAGCGAAGGCACCAGAGCCTGCGAAGGCATGGGATGAACCGTACCGCTGTCACGATTGCCAAGCCCTGATTGGGTTTGACGGCTATTGCTCGCCATGTCTGGCGGGACTTTTGGGCGAGTGATTATTGGACTACCCTCGTGGTTCTTTTATTTCTCATGGCGGGACTAGGTTAAACCGATGGCAACAAAGAGGCGCCACGGGGGGGACAGCGCCGGGGGGGAGGGTAATGACTCCCTCCCGGTTTTTTAAAAGGAGACGGACCGTGAGTGAACAGTGTCAAAACTGTAGGTTTTTTTGTTGCAGAGACAACGGGATTTTCTCATCGATTGGTTTCAACCTCGTCAGCGTGGAAAGCCTACAAAAAAGGATTTTTTAACCATTTAAAGGAAGGAGTCTAAGCATGATCTGGGATTTTTTGGTCGTGGGATTAGTCAGCGGCGGCGTGGGGTATTTTGTCGGTTTATGGTCCTGCTACTGGTGGTGTAAAAGTGTTATTCACTGGCAGGAGCGGACCATCGAAGAACTCACCGACGCGAATTTTAGGCACTAACAGCAATCAACCATAAAGGGTAAAAGTCATGAGCAAGTTCGGGTTCAAAAAAGCAATCAAGTCACAATCCAAGCTACGTCTGGCCTTGATCGGCCCATCGGGGAGCGGCAAGACCTACACGGCACTTGTAGTAGCATCTGGACTGGGACAGCGGGTGGCCGTGATTGACACGGAGCACGGCAGCGCGTCGAAGTATGCGGACCTATTCGGGTTCGACGTGCTGGAGCTGGATTCCTTCCATCCTCAGACGTACTGCGAGGCAATCGCAGCAGCAGAGGAAGCGGGATACGATTGTCTGGTGATTGACAGCCTTTCGCACGCATGGGCAGGTAAGGACGGAGCGCTGGAGCAAGTGGACAAAGCTCAGGCCCGGATGCGATCTCCCAACAGTTTTACGGCATGGCGAGACGTGACACCCATGCAACAAAAATTGGTGGATTCTATGGTCCAATCCAAGATGCACATCGTCGCCACGATCCGCAGCAAAATGGACTATGTGCAGGATAAGGACGAGCGCGGAAAGACCATCATCCGCAAGGTTGGCATGGCTCCCGTTCAGCGCGACGGGCTGGAATATGAGTTCGATCTTGTGGGAGACATCGACGTAGACCACCGGCTGGTTGTCACCAAATCACGTATCCCTGCTTTGGCCGACGCGGTGATCCTCAAGCCGGATACCAGGCTGGCCGAAACCCTATTGCAGTGGCTCAACTCCGGGAAGGCTCCTACCCCTGTACTACGACAGCCAGAGCAGCAACCAGCAGCACCAGCGCCAGCGGGTGAAGAGGTTGTCCCTCTATCTGGTGAGCAGTTTACCGAGATTAAGGACCTGATCGAATATTTTGGCAAGCCTGTAGTTCAGCAGACTGTTTTCGATTTGTTTCAAAAAGACAGTCTAAAGCAGCTGGTCCGCGCTCAAGGTGAACGACTGATTGAACACCTCCGGGAGCGGATGGCCATTGAGCAGGAAGGCGAGGCAATTGGCGAACTGGAGGTCCCGGCATGATCTGCCTAAAACCTATTTGCCAGCGATGCAACGGGAGGGGGCTAATCACTGTATTGGTCCCCTATGTGCGTCCCGGTCTGATCCAGTTCACCCCACCACCATGGACCAAGGGATCTATCGAGCCGATCCCTATCGCCGGATACCTGGATAGTCGGGATTGTCCTGAGTGCAGATCACAAAAAGCAGCGAGTTGAGGAATCTAACCATAGGAGCTAAGTAGATGACAGCGACGATGACAGCAAAACCGGCCAACACTTACAGGACTCTTCCCATCACGTCACTTCGATTTGGTGGGGAGACCCAGGCACGGGCGGCAACATGTGCGGAAACCGTCAAGGAGTATGCCGATGCCCTCCAGAGCGGGGCGAAGTTTCCTCCCGTGATCGTGTATCACGACGCGCTAAATCTGTATTACGTGGGCGATGGCACCCACAGAGTCATGGCCACACTGGAAACAGGCGGTCTGACGATTGAATGCGAAGTGAGACAGGGAGGGCTGATCGAGGCCAAGAAATACGCCTGCAGCGCGAACAAATCGCACGGATTGAAGCGGACCAATGCCGACAAACGGAAAGCCGTGGTGATGTACTGGGAACTGGTGAAGGATGAGAATCCCCGGCCAAGTAATACGGCAATCGCCGATTGGTGTGGGGTTGTGGAATCTTTTGTTAGGAAAGTGATTAAAGAAAAAAAGGAAGATCCTAAATTGACTTCGCACAAAGCGAAGTCGACGGTAGGTAAAGACGGTCGAACAATCAACACGTCGAACATTGGCAAGAACACGAAACCCGATCCTAAACCCGAACCCGATCAGGAGTCAGAGGACGCAATTGACTCCGAGCCAGAGGCGGAGCCAGAGGCGGCACCGGAACCAGGTGCAATCATGTTGGATAGTGCTGGCCATGCCGTACCAGAGCGGTTGAGGCAGGTATTTGAACAGGTGGCCGAATGGCATGAAATCAAAAACATCTTTAACGGCCTAGCCAAGAAGATCCACGACATGGCCTCCCATCCCTCCGGGAGCGGTAAGTTACTCCGGATGATGTGCAATAGCGAGGGCAGCGCAGCGAAACAGAATTGGCGAATTAGAGACCTATCGAACGTCAAGAACGCTATCAGGTTCAGCAAGCCTTTTTCGATCTGCCCTAAATGCGCTGGGCAGGACAAGCCTGATTGCAACGGTTGCAGCGGCGCGGGTTGGGTATCGGAGACCAACTGGGTGGGGGCGAGCGACGATTTGAAATCTAGGTTGGAGGTCGTGAGATGAGACTGAGGAAGTACCAGCAGGAAGCCATAGCATCAATCGAAACACAACTGGAGCAGCACGATTCCACGCTCCTTGAACTGGCTACGGGATGCGGTAAAACCGTTGTTTTTTGCACGCTCGCCGATAGATGGAGAAACCACCTAGCCCGGCCCGGTCGTGTGCTGGTGGTAGCTCACCGGGAGGAACTCATTGAACAGGCAGCGGAAAAAATCCGGGAGATAACCGGCGAACATCCGGACATCGAAATGGGGCAATATCGGGCGGTTGCCTGCAATACTCTCGGTAGTCCTTACGTTGTGGCCAGTATCCAGACCCTATCCTCTGTTGGCAGGATCAGCAGGTTTCCCCGAGATTATTTTAGTTTAATCATCATCGACGAAGGGCATCACGCGGCGGGTGAAAGCTATCTGAAAATGTTGGGCTATTTTTGCAATTACAAGCTGTTGCTGGTGACGGCAACACCCAAACGCCACGACAAAAAAGGGCTGGACGGGATCTGTTCTACCATCTCCTATCAGTACGGCATTGAGGATGCAACCGAGGCGGGCTACCTGGTTCCGATCCATCAACAGGTGGTGAAGGTCGATGGGTTGGACTTTTCAAAGGCCCGGAGTGTGGGCGGGGATTTTAATGCCGGGGATCTTGATCGGATTCTCAATGAAGAGAAGCCATTGCACGAGATGGTGGCCAGTTCTTATGAAATCGTCGGCAAACGCCCTACCCTCTGGTTTGCTGCCAGCGTGAACCACGCCAAAAGCCTTGCCCTGGTACTGGAACGCTATACCGAATTCGGGCGGGTGGAATACCTATCCGGCAATACAGACAAACTGCGGAGGCGGGAAATTATCTCCAAGTACAAGGAAGGAAAAATCCAGCATTTGCTTAATTGCGGGTTATTTCTTGAAGGCTTTGACGCTCCCACGACAGCGGCGGTAGTGATGGCACGACCTACCAAGAGTCTTCCCCTTTATACGCAGGTATTGGGGAGAGGAACCAGAGTTTTGCCCGGAGTGATTGAGGGGATTGAGTGCCCTGATCAACGTCGGCGGGCGATTGCTGCGAGTGGCAAGCCGGATGTATTAATCATCGACTTCGCTGGTAATGCCGGAAGGCACAAGATCGTCACGGCAACGGACGTACTATCCGGAGAAACCAGTCCGGAAATAATCGAATATGCTGGCCAGCTGCTTAGGGGAAGCACGAAGCCAGTCGGGACCAAGGCAAACCTGTTACGCAGCCAACTGGAGCTTGCCCTGATCTCTCAGGAGCAATCCAGACTCCGGGAAATCGAGAGGGCAGCATCGGAAAAGATGAAAGGCGTGAAGGCAAAAGCCAGTTACCAGACCTACTCGGTTTCCCCTTTCCAGAAGGAATATAGAAGGCTGACCGACATACCTCTGGCACCAGGAAAGGAGCAGCCAACAGAAAAGCAGGTGAAGTACCTAATTCACCTGTTTCAAGAAGCGGGAGACTCGAAAAGCATGGAAGAAATTTACAAAATGGGCAAGAGGCTGGTCTCGTTCCACATTGGCAGACTGGTAAAGGAGCTAGAAAAATGAGCAGCGAGATTTTAACCACCGAGCGATTGCTGGGAATCCTGAAAAGCCGGGGGCTGTACCTGCACCTAACACCGATGGAAAAAGTTGAAGTGGGACCGATGAATCATCAGCAGAGAACGCCTGTTTTGATGGATGTAATCAATATTCAGGAACATTACGACAGGCTTTATGACATACTGATCCAGCTACCACCAGGAACGATATACAAGCCAACAGGGAAGGAAAAATTTTCATGAGCAAGCCAACAAAAGAAGAGTTCAGTCTCCTGCTTCAACAGAAATTGGAAGGCATTTTATTCCGTGGCTTTTTTGCAGAAACCAGCGATAAAACCCTTTTTGTTATCCGGAGATACGAAAGAGAAATGCAATCAAAATTCGGCGAACTCTATGACCTGCTTTTCCCCCATGTGATGGAAAAGCCAGCGCCGATCACTCCAGCATCAACACCAGCGGCACCAGCGAAACAAACATTATCACCAGCTACGCCAGCGCGACCAAACGGCAACGGGTATCACATGAACGGGAAGAACTAGGCTTTTTTTTTTTTTTTTAAAGGAAAATTGCAATGTCAACGATTAACGCAGCAGCACCAGAGGTTATGATCGCGCCATCAGCCAGACGGATTTCCCGGCCTGTTTTGGTGGCTCTGGATCGGATTTTGGAAATTCTTGAAGACCTTCCCAGTCATGACCAAACTGTCGTGCAAAATATTTTGCCGAAAATGTGGAAAAATTGTGAGATACAGTCTTTCCCCGTTTCATCAATTACACTACAGTAATTGTACAAGTAAACCCATATAGGCTCCCGGTTGAGCGAAGACAGCGTCATCTCAGGCAGTAAGGCTCCGGCACCCTGCGACGCAACGGACGAAAAGACAATACCAGGACGGCTGGGCGGTTCCTTGAATCGCCCAGCAGACACCCGCCTGGGGAAACGGAATCGACGAGATGGGGTTGGGCATCGAGGCAGGCACTGGCGGCCCCCTGAAAGATCCGGAGTACCGTGCTAAAAACCCGACGCGATACACCCGTAAGCTGGTTTGCTGCACCTGCAACAGGGTGCAGTATGCCCTCGCTTAACCCCGAAGCTACTAAGGAAATCTTGACCAAACGGAAACAAGTATCCAACAGACAGGGATAGAACAAATGGACTTTAACTGGAGACTGATTGCCAGACGGTTTTTGCAAAAACTGAAACGATTGCAATCCCGATTGAACAAATACGAAAAAATCATTGAGGATCTTCAGACCCGGATTGAAGAACTGGAGGAATCCGTCGAGATCAACGGCGGGGATCTGGATTACCTGATCGACCAGATGGAGGAGGAGGAGGACATCATTACGACACATTTGACCCCTCCGCCAATTGAACCATGAACGCCGCTAACTTAATCGGCACACTGAAGCGGCTGGGGTTTGGCTTGCGGTCGGAATATCAGGATGGCTGGAGGCTCACGTTGCGAGGTGACCCGACTTTACTTCCAGAGCCGTTGCGGGTGTTAATCGCGGACAACAAGGACGCCCTTTTGGATCATCTCTGGCAAGAACAGCCAGTCAGCGCGGGGCCGAACTGGGATCGAGTTGGGGGTCCGGTGGAGCTGGAAGAGGTCTATTACCTAAGTTGGGATGACGACAGGAAAATCGCGGTGAGTCGTGCGGCGGTAGACGCGATAATCGACCACAACAGGAGGCATAATGGGCGCAAAAATAAAGCTGGGTGATGGATGCGGTTATGTTTTCTTCAAGTCTCTCTTGGCCATGAGGCGATTACCTGAGCCAGTGGAAGAATACAAATTCCACCCAAAACGACGCTGGCGAATGGATTTCGCATGGCCTGATCAAAAGATCGCCTTGGAGGTGGAAGGCGGTGTTTGGTCCGGCGGTCGACATACCAGGGGGTCGGGATTCATCAAGGACATGGAGAAGTACAACACTGCGACCCTGATGGGCTACAGGTTAATCAGGGTGACACCGCAACAAATGGGCACTGGTGAGGCGGTCGAACTGGTGGAACAGCTACTAGGAGGGGGCGATGGCAGCACGGGGAAAATTGCTACCAGCAACTAAGAAGGCCAAGGTTCTGGCCATTGCAAGGGCAGCATTTGGCCTGCGGTCTTTTACCTTCGAGGCATTGGCGGTCGAGTGCTGGAAAAGGAATCCAAAAGATTTTGGCCTTAAGGGATTTGACCTCCCGGACGTGCGGAAGGTCGCGGTTTGTGTGATGGGCAGACGTGGGTTGGTTTCTCTCGGTGTAATGCAGCAGTGGGACCATACGAAGCGGTATCAGTGTATTTAAGGAGCAGGCATGGTGACAGCAGCAGTAGGGCGGGCGATGGTCGAAAAGGCCAACGAATGGCGGACCGAATGCCTTGCGAGAGCGTACAACGCGGGATCGGATGCGAGATTGGCGGGAGAGACAAAAGACGATAACCCTTACACCGATCCAGACATGCGCAAAAAATGGCTGGAAGGTTGGGACGACGTTGCCACCTGGTGGGGGATCGACGCAAGGTGGCCGATTAAACCCCTGCCATTTGTGATCAGGAGGCAGGGATGAGTCAATCCGAGCTGGTGGACATTGACGGTGATTGGCTGATCTGCTCGCCACGGGAGCCACGATTCGCGGAGTACGGGAAGACTTCAAAGGTGGAGATCATGTCCAACTGGGAAGAAATCAAGGCGGCACCGCGAAGGGCACAAGCAGTCCATGCAAAGTATTTCGACGCGGAATGCCCGCCGATACCCGATCTGGTGGTCACCAGGGCAACTGGCCTCCTGACCTTGCTGGAATCCCGGCGAAAGCTGCCTCCAACGTGTGTAACCGGGACGGTGGATGCGACGGTTGCTGTAGAGTGGCACAGGCTTCCGGATGATGACCGGAACCTGCAATTTATCAGCATCGACGTTTATCCGGATGAATATGAAGTCTGCGTGATTTACTGCCAGCCTGCCCCGAAAAAAGGCAAACCATGGCAGGACAAGAAGCCGACTGAGTTGTACAGGATCACGAACCTGGAAGAGTTTTTAAAGGTGGCGACAGATGACAACGGAAATTGAACTAATCGCGGAGATGGCTGATTTTATTTATACGACGGTCCCTACTTGTTTTTGCCATGCACGCCATTGCAGCAAATGCGAAACCTGGGAGCGGGCGAAAAAGTTGGTTGATACTGCCGGAGTGTTCGCAGATTTAAAAACTCCTCGTGGCTCCGGCGGCAAGAAACCACCGCAAGGCGGCTCAAGTACAGCACCGCCATGGCCTCCGCAGGATACGCCACCAAAGAAAAAGGTTTGCCGTTTTTTTTATCGCGGCGAAGGCAAACCTGATCCAGTGCCGGACGATGCTTTCAGCGATAGCATCTCTTGGCAGGGTGGACCCGAA